CCCGCTCTCCCGGCGACCGAGCCCGAGCCCGAGCCCGTTGCCGTTCCCGCTGCCAAGCCCGTTCCCGCTGCCAAGCCCGTTCCCGCTGCGGCTGCCCCGGTCGGCGACCCCACCTTCGACCCGGAGAACCTGCCGGTCGAGATGACGACGGCTGCGAAGCTCAAGGACGTCGTGGCGCTCTTCTTCGACGAGGGGATCACCGATCCCGACCAGATCGCCGCCGAGTGCGCTGTGCTCACGCCGAAGGTGCCCATCCTCCAGCGGTCGCAGCATTTCGAGAAGCGCATCCCCCTGATCTGCCAGCGGCTCAGCTAGTCCTGGCGGCAAGGGCGGTCCTACGGGGCCGCCCTTGCCAACCGGGCGCGGCTCCTGTAGGCTGCGCCTGCTCGCAAGCGAGCAGCACGATTTTGCGATAATACGAACTGGATAATGCCGATGCACCGCGTTCCCCTCTACATGAATCGCCTGTCATTGATTCAGGAGACCGCTCCTGCGTCGATAACACCCGGCGATTGCTCACTTTGCTCCCGCGCCAACAACTGCCAAATGGTCTGCTCTCCTGCTCGCCTCGAACGCGGCGCATCGGCATCATCTCGCAGTACTTTGCACGTCGTCACGGGCTCGCCTGACGCCCGCTCAAACCAGCTCGAACGGCCCTACGAAAGCGACGGTGCCCGCTGGCTCCGCAAGTTCATTTCCGCGCGTTGGGCCGGTGACGTCGTGTTCGACTATGCCTTACGCTGTCACAGCACGGGCCGGATCGCCGCGTCCCATTTCGGGCACTGCCGGGCGTTTCTCGCGTCGGTGTTCCAGCAAACGAAACCGTCCGCAGTTCTTCTCATCGGGAACCACGCAGCCAAGGGCTATCTCGGCTACGACCGGGGCGGCTCGTCTCATTGCAATCGGGGCGGGTACCACCTAATCGAGACCGATTGGGGGACCGTGCCTGCGTTCTTCCTGCCCGACCTCAGCTTCGTGAAGGGCAATCGCTTCCGGCGCCAGCAATTTGAGGAAGACGTCGATTTCGCACTGTCGGGGGTCAAGCTCGCGGCTCCGCCTTACGACGGCTTCGCCCGCGTGCTGGAGCCGACGCTTGCGGACGCTGATCTCGTCCACGACTACATGGCCGGCACGGAGTGGGGGGCGTTCGACGTCGAGACCTACGGCGAGATGCACACCGAAGATTTCGGCATCCTGTCGGTGGCAATGTGCCGGAAGTTTGACGACTCCCCGCTTGTGTGGGACGGGCGCGCTCTGAGAAAAGGAACGCCCACGCGGGAGGCGCTGGAATGGCTGTTACAGGAGGGTGGGATTTCAAAAATCGGGCAGAACGTCAAATATGACCAGCAGGCCATGTTCTACGGTCTCGGCGTTGACACTCGCCCGATTATTGGTGACACCCGGCTCTGGTACAAGCTGCTCAACGCGGACGGGGACGCCTCTCTGGCCCAGCTCGCTGAGCTGGTCGGCATGGGCGGTCACAAGCAAGAGGCCGAAGCCTACCTCGTGCCCGAGGTGGCCCGCTTGCGCCGCGAATGGGCGCCGCGAATGGGCGAGCCCGAGTACGCTCATCGGTCGCCCCGCGCTTACGCCTACATCGCGCTTCCCGACGACGTGATGGCGCGCTACGTCGCCCGTGACGCCCTGACGACGGCCCGGCTCGCCGAGCGGCTGGAGCCGGAGCTGAAGGCCCAGGACGACGGCGCGCTCTGGGAGACGTGGGAGCGTACCGTGCGGCCCGCCTCACTGTCGGTCGCCACAGTTGAGAGAAACGGCATTGCGCTCGACCGGCGCGCGGTGGTGCATCTCTCGACCTATCTGGCCGACAAAAAGGCAGCCGTAGGCGTGCGGCTCGACAAGGCCGGAATCACGAATCCGAACAGTGCGGCGCAGGTCAGCACCCTGATCTACACGAAGCTCGGAGCGCCGATTGTGAAGCGCACGGCGACTAAGAAGCCCTCAACGGACGCCAACGTGCTCAAGAAGCTGAGCCCGAAGTTCCCCATTGTGGCCGACATTCTGGAGTGGCGGCGGCTCGACAAGCTCCGCAGCACATACGCGGCTCCGCTGGTCGGTTGGATTCGAGAGGATGGGCGCGTTCACCCGTCAATCCTGCTCGACGGGGCCAAATCGGGCCGCACGAGCTGTTGCGACCCTAACCTCCAGAATCAGCCGGTGCGGGGCGGCAAGGACGCCCGGATGGTGCGGGATTGCTTCCGCGCTCCGGACGGCCGGCTTCTGCTTCAGGCTGACTATTCGACCCTGGAAGTCCGCGTGGCCGCCATGCTGTCGGGCGATCCCGTCATGCGCGAGCTTTTGGCGTCAGGCGCAGATTTCCACACGGCCACCGCGATGATGCTGGGGCCGATTATCTGGAAGATGGACCCGGCCGCAGTTGAGGCGGAAATCCTGGGCGGGGACAAGACCAAGCGCGTCATCTGCAAGACGGTCAACTTCGGGACGCTGTACGGCCAGGGCGCTCCCGCGCTGGCAGCTCAGATTGAGGCCATTATCGGGCAGGCGTTCAGTATCGACGCGGCGGAAGCCGCCCAGAAGGCCATTCTGGGCCGCTTCCGTGTGCTCGCCCGGTGGATTCAGAGCCAGACGGCGTTCGCGCGGCGCAACGGCTTCGTGTGGACCTATTGGAACGGCGAGCTGGCCCGGCGCCGACCGCTGTGGGCCGTCGCCTACTCGGATTTCACGCGCAGCGGCACGGCTGAGCGGTCGTCGTACAACACGCCGATTCAAGGCTCTGCGAGTGACTTCTGCCTGATGTCTCTGGTTGCGACTCAGGAGCAGATGGCCGACTACGGCATCGACGCCAAGCTCGTGCTCACGGTTCACGATTCGCTCATCTTCGAGGTGCTGGCCCACAGGGGCACAGTGGTTGACGCAGTTCGTGTCATCCACGAGGTAATGACCGGCTGGCCGAGCGACGGCATCGCCCTTCCGGCAGACTTTGAAGTCGGCAAGTCCTGGGGATCTCTGGTCAAGCTGCCGGTGGTTGGTGGCGTGATTCAGGATTTTGAAAACGTACCCACCTGATCGGAGGAAATGATGGACGCGATCTTCATAGCTGTTTTCCTGGGGTGGAGCGTGCTTGTGGTCATTGCGGGCGTGATGGTCGGCCTGATTCGCCGTCGCCCGTCGATGGGATTCTTCTTCTCGCTCTTCTTCGGCATCATCGGCGTCCTGATCGTCGCTGTGCTGCCGACCAAGGCACCTTGGAACGACGACATAGACTGACGGAGGAAACGAAAATGGCGCGCGAGACCATGTACCCGACTGACCCGGAAGTCCGCGAGGCCCTGACCACGGACCCGGATGATTTGAACCGAGAGCTGGCCGACATCGCGCCCGTGCTCGTGTTCTGGTACGGCCAGTGGGCCGTGGCGAAGGCTGACGCCCGCCGCGCCCGCAAGGCTCGGAATCTCGTCAAAGCGCAGGAGCACGAGCGGCTGCGCGTGGAGCTGACGGCGAAGGGGAAGACGACCGAGGCGAGCATCGCCAACCACGTCGTCCTTTCGGAAGAGATGATCGATGCAGAAGAGGATCTGACGCTCGCGGAGCTGCGGGCGCAGGACATGCAGGGCACTGTGATCGCCTTGCAGCTCAAGGGCGAGACGTTGCGCTCGATGGGCGCCAACAATCGCAGTGAGCTGGACAACTTGCAGGCGACCACGTAGTCGCCGAAACACGACCGCACGATTTCGCGGTTCAGGAAAAGGAAGAGAGAAATGGCTGACGAGAACGAGGGAATGGTGGTCTACGAAGAGTGGTCCCCCGAGGCGATGGCGGAGCAGGCGGGCCGTGTCGGGCGCGAGGCCGGCGGCGAGTTCATGAAGCTCCGCGCGGGCGACAACTATCTGCGCTTCCTGCCCTTGCAGGCAGGTTCGGGCCGCAAAACGCCGTTCGTGGACGTGTGGCAGCACTACGTCGGCGACGTTCCGGGTCGGGACAAGCCGCTCGTGTTCGTGTGCCCGGCGCGCACGAACCGGGAGCCCTGCCCGCTGTGCGACCGGATCGCCGAGCTGGAAAAGAGCCGGGACGCCGACGACCGCGAGCTTGCGAAGGATCTGAAGCCGTCGCTGCGCGTGTTCGCCAACGTGATCGACCTCGACAACCCCGACGCGGGGCCGCAGGTTCTCCCCTTCGGCAAGTCGATTTTCGACCAGCTCATGGCGATTGCCCGGAATCCGCGTGCGGGCGGCAACTTCACGCACCCCGAGCGTGGATTCCCCATCATCATCGAGAAGACCGGCGAGAAGATGGGCACGCGCTACAAGGTCGTGGCCGCGCTCGGCGAAGGTGGTGGCCCGGCCCCGCTGGACGACATGGAGTGGATTCTCGACCAGTCCGATCTCGCCACCGTGGCGCGCGATGCGACTGACGAGGATATGTCCTTGTCGCTGGCGACCACGAACGCGGCGGCGGCTCCGGCGACTGCGTTGCCGACCGGCGCTCGTCCGCGTCTCGGCGGTGGTGCGGCGACCGGACGCACGCAGGCGGCGGTCCCGAACCAGGGCGCTCGTCCCGCCCGTTCCGCTCAGGCGGCGGCCCCGGCGGCGAGGCCCTACGCTCCGCGCACGAAGGCGCAGGATCAGCTCGACAGCGGCGAAGAATACTAGCCGGAGGGAATCGAGATGGCCGGCAAGAAATCTAAGCCTAGCGGTCTTCTCGATTCGCTCCGCAAGGAATACGGCGACGGCGTTGTCTGGCAGGGAGCCCGTGGGATTGGCAAGGACGTATCTGTCATTCCCACGGGCTCCATCGGACTGGACAAGGCGCTGGGCGTCGGCGGGTATCCTCGCGGGCGAATCGTGGAAATCTTCGGCCCCGAATCGTCGGGGAAGACAACGCTGGCGCTGCACGCTATCGCTGAGGCGCAGAAGCTCGGCGACACGGCAGCGTTCATTGACGCAGAGCACGCGCTGGACATGGACTATGCGCGAGTGCTCGGAGTTGACACTGATAAACTCATCCTCGCGCAGCCTGACTTCGGTGAGCAGGGCCTTCAGCTCGTGGAGTCGATGGCGAAGTCGGGTGAGGTGAAAATCGTCGTCGTCGATTCTGTGGCGGCGCTTGTGCCCAAGGCGGAGCTGGAGGGCGAGATTGGCGCCCACCACCCTGGCGCTCAGGCGCGCATGATGTCCCAGACCCTACGCAAGCTGACGATGATACTCGGAAAGACCGACACGCTTGTCGTCTTTCTCAATCAGCTTCGCATGAAAATCGGGGTCATGTTCGGGAGCCCCGAGACCACGACAGGCGGAAACGCTCTGAAGTTCTACGCGAGCGCCCGCCTGGACGTTCGCCGGATTGCGGCGCTGAAGCGTGACGAGACGTTCTACGGCAACCGAACGCGCGTCAAGGTGGTGAAAAACAAGCTGGCTCCGCCTTTCCAAGAGGTTGAGCTTGACTTGGAGTGGGGGCTCGGCTTCCCGCGAGAGCCGCAGTTGTTCGACATCGCGCTGGAGCTGGAGATCATCACGAAATCCGGCTCGTGGTACTCCATCGGCAGCGACCGGCTTCCGCAGGGGCGCGTGGGCGCCATCCAGCACATTCGCGAGAATGCGGGCGTGGCTGAGCTTCTGGAAGACGCGATTCGCGACCAAATGGAAATCTGAAATCCGGCCGGGCCGATCCGGCTGCGGAGGTGAAAAATGACGTGGGCGCTCATGCTGTGCTTGCTCGCCACGGCGGATTTGCCGACCGGGAAAGCCGTTCGGGCTCTGCCGGTCTGCGAGTCACTGGTTGGGGCGGCGCAGGAAGCCAATCTCGACCCTGTGCTGGTCGTGTCTATCGCGATGGAGGAGTCGAAAATGGAGCCGGGCGCGCGTAGCTCTTGCGGGGCGCGCGGCCTCCTCCAGCCGATCCCAAAATGGCACTGCCCAGACGGGAAGGCGGAAGGATGCGATTTCCGGGTGGCTGGCTTCGATGCGATACGGGCGTGGCAGCGGCGCTTTGGCGACGAATTTCTCTGTCACTTCAATTCTGGGAATGACTGTAACGGCACGTCGAGGGCCTATGCGCGGCGTGTGAGACGGCGGGCGCTGTCCTGGCAGGCGCGGCTTGGCACGGCCTTTGCGCTGGTGAGCCCACCCAACGGAGGCCCCCGATGATCGCACTATTCGCTGACGCGCACGTCGGCAACCACAAGCTCCACGGTGGGGACTCGCACGCAGGCGTGAACCGCCGTGCGGAAATGGCAATCCGCGCAGTGGCGGCTGCGGCCACGAGGGCGAAAGAGCGCGGCTGCACTGCGCTCGTGAGCCTGGGCGACCTGTTCGACACGTCCGAAACGTCTCCCCAGTTGATAGCAGCTACGATGCGAGCGTTCCGCAAGGGGCCGTTCAAGACGATTCTGTTGCCGGGCAACCACGAGAAGAAGTCGGACACCCCCGGCGACCATTCGCTGTGCATCTTCGGCGAAGGCTGGACGGCCTACCATGTGCCCGAGAAGGCGTCGATGCACCAAGAGGCCGGCGGGACGCCGTTGCTGTTCGTGCCGTTCCAGACGGGGCGCGCGTCGGAGTGGTTGCCCGAGGCGGTGGACAAGGCCATGCGGAAGGTCCGCGCTGTGAACCCCTTGCTCTGTGCTCACGTCGGGATCGAAGACGATCTGACTGAGCCGTGGATGCGCGGGCACCACGACGCGGTTTCAGCCGACACTCTGGCGGCTCTGGTCGAAGACTACGACCTTGCCGGCGTGGTCGCCGGGCACTGGCACCAGCGGCGTGTCTGGACGGCCGCCGACAACCGGCCGATTGAGCAGGTTGGCGCGCTCGTGCCGGTGAGCTGGAAAGATCCGGGGCTGGAGGGCTATGGGACGCTGCTTTTCTGGGATGGCACCACCCTGATCCGCGAGGAAGTCGCTGGCCCACGCTTCATCGAAGTGCGGAAGTTCGACGAGTTCGATGCAGTCGCCGGCCAGGACAACGTGTTCGTGCGTTTCGTGGTCCCTGCGAGTCAGGTTGAGTTGACACGAACCCGAGTCGAGAGCGCGAGCCCCATGTGCCACGCCGAAGTGCTGGCCGACAAGGGCTCGACCGAAAAGCACGCACGTTCGGCGGCCGTGGCGGCGCTACAGGCGGCTGACTCCGGCGAAGCCCTGGCGGCCTACGTTAGCAAGATGGAATTGCCCGAAGGGGTGGCCCCCGGCGTCGTGCTGGAGAAAGTGAGGTCGTACCTATGAACGTCCGAGAACTGAGGCTACGGAACTTCATGGTCCACGATGATACGACCGTCGAGCTGCCCGAGACCGGGCTCGTGAGCGTCACGGGCGCAAACGGCTCTGGGAAGTCGTCGTTTGTCGAGGGCGTGTCCTGGGGCGCGTGGGGGAAGACGCTGCGCGGCACGACGCCCGTTGTCACCGGCCATGAGGCGTTGGTCGAGCTTGTGACAGACGAGGTGGAAGTCACGCGCAAGGCGAAGTCCCGGTCCACGCTGAGCTGGCTCCGGCCCGGTGGCGAGGCGACCCCGTGGGAGACGGCCACGAAGGCGCGCGAGGGGCTGGAGGCGGTGATCGGGACGTGGGACGTGTGGCGCCGCACGAGCGTATTCTCTTCGTCGGACGCTGCCCACCTTTCGCGGGCGTCGGACGGCGACCGGAAGAAGTTTCTGGAGCGCGTGCTGGGGCTGGAGCGGTATGACGTGGCCTACAAGGCGTGCCGCGCGGACATGAACGCTACGACGGCGCGCTCGACGGCGCTGGCGGCGAAGGCGGCGGTTCTGAATGAGCGCCTGCTCGGCGTCCTGGCCCGGCTGGAAGACACGAAGGCTGTCAGAGCTGAGTTGACACAAAATCCGGAATCCGAGCCCGGTGATCTCAGCCTCGCGGACACGCAGACCTACTTGAGCGATCTGGAGGTGGAAAAGCGGGAGAACCGCGCGGCTGAGTCGGCGCTCGTGGCCGACGACGCCACCTTACGGGCGAACGTGCAGCACACGCGCGCTGCGAGTCAGGCGATTGCGGACAAATCGACGTGCCCGACGTGCCGGCAGCCTGTGCCGGACGAGCTGGTCGAAGAGCTGCAAGCTGAGATGCAGGCGGCAGCGGCGGCCCTGTTCGCGCTTCAGCACGACCATGCGGCCACGACGCGGGCGCTACAGGACGCGCGGACAGCGATTGAGGCGGAGATTCAGGAGACGCGCGCAGTGCTGAGCCGGCTCGCAGGGGCTCAGGTCGCTCAGGAGCGCAATGCGGGCGCTGAGGCGCGTGCTGCGGATCTGTGTGACGAGCTTTTGGAGCAGGCGGGCGCAGTCGAGGACGATCTCGACGAGTTGACGGCAACCATGCGCGAAGTCGAGGCCGACGTCGAAATCGTCACGGCCGCAGCGACCGTCCTGGGGCTCAAAGGCTTCCGGGCGCAAGTCGTGGCGCAGACGCTCGCGGGGCTGACTACGGCCGCCAACGCCGTGTTGCAGCATCTCAGCGGTTCGCAGGACATGCGGATCGCGCTCCGCCCGTACACCGACCGCGCCAGTGGCGTCGTGGACGAGGCGATCTCACTGGCGGTCGAGGGCGCAGGTGGCGGGCACGGCTACGGGGCTGCGTCCGGCGGTGAGCGGCGGCGGATTGACGTGGCCCTGCTTCTCGCAGTCGCCCAGATGGTCGCCGGCTCTGGTACGCTCTGGTTCGACGAGCCCTTCGATTCGCTGGACGCCGAGGGCTGCACTCGTGTCGGCCAGTTGCTCGGCCGGATGGCGGAAGATAGGTGCATCGTAGTTATCTCTCACTCGCCGGACCTTCTGTCGGCGCTGCCGACAACGATGGGGATACGGGTCGGGGAAGGTGGCGCAGAAACCGTTTTTTGAAATCGCTCCCCCCTGATCCCCCGCGCTTTTCATTAGAATGAATTGCGTGCCCGCGCGTATAGGCGCCCCCGCCCATGTGAGAAACTTAAAACTTGACAGTAGTTTTCCCCCGTGGTATCATGTAGTTGTCAGTGAGGGAAACGGTTTTTCTCACGGCGTAATGGCTGCATGGGAGCAAGCCAAATGTTGAACATCGAGAACATGCAAAACATCTTGCGCGCTGCGCTTTTCACCCCCGGCTATCGTGGCCGCTGGGGACTCACTCTCAACTTCATCGGCGACATCGGCACCGGCAAAACGTCCGTCAACGAGGCGCTGATTAACTCGCTCGGTCTCTACTGTGAACCGCTGCTCATGGGGCTGCGCGAGCCGGCTGACTTCCTGGGCTACGGCGTGCCCGACGCGGACGGTTTCATGCGCTACTTCCCGGCCGACTTCGTGCGCCGCGTGAACGACACGAAGGGCGCCGTGCTGTACCTCGACGAAGCGAACTACGCTCCGCCGGCCGTTCAGGGTGCGGCCCAACGCATGGTGCTCGAAGGCGTCGTCGGCGACACGGTGCTCGAAGATCACGTCCGGTTCGTGTTGACGATGAATCCCATCGAGCAGGCGGCCGGAGCGGGCGGGGCTGACGTGAGCATCGCGCTCGCGAATCGCATGGGCCACCTCGACTGGCCCGATGCCGGGGTCGATTCGTGGGGAGAATGGCTCATGGGCGCTCACGAAGAGAAAGTGGCGCAGGGCGACCCGATCAAGCTGGAAAAAGACGTGCTGAAACGCTGGCCGACCCCGTGGGCGAAGGCGCGCGGCAACGTGTTCGGTTTCCTGGGCCGGCGCCCGGAACTTCTCAAGAAGGTTCCCGCGCTCAACACGCCGGCCGCGTCCGGTGCGTTCCCGACCCCGCGTAGCTGGGAGAACGCGGCTCGCACGCTGGCTTCGTCCGAAGTCCACGGTCTGTCCGGCCCGGAGCGTGACGAGCTGTTCGGGGCCTTCGTCGGCTCCGAGGTGGCGCTGGAGTTTTTCAACTGGTTTGAGACGGCCGATCTGCCGGAGCCCAAGGATCTGCTCGACGGCAAGGTCACGTTCGAGTATGACTCCGCGCGGCTCGACCGCACGATGGCGGTGCTGTCTTCCTGCGCGGCGGTCATCGTGCCGGAGAACTGCAACAAGCGGGAAGAGCGCGCCAAAGCGTTCTGGGAGCTGATCGCCGAGACGGCGACCCGCGCCCCCGACGTCGCCGTGCCGCCCGTTCGGTCGGTCGTCAAGGCGCCGGGTCGGCTGTCCCAGGTGAGCCCGACCGCCCGCAAGGTGCTCGCGTCGATGCAGCCGGTGCTTCAGGTTGCCCGCGTGCGCTAGTCCTTCTAGCTTGCCCCTGGTCGCTCGCATGTGTGGGCGATCAGGGGGCTCCCTTTTCAAAAAACGAAATTCTTGACAGTGTGGCTCCCCCGTGCCATACTGTTTATGGTGGCAGCAAACAACCACGGAGGAAACGATGCTCACCGTAACTCAAAAACTTGGCGCGGCCCGGCTGGTCGTGTCCCGTGTGTTCCCGTACTTCTCAACTGCAATGCGCTCGCTCATCCCGCACCCCTTCAAGGGTGTGCCCACGATGGGCGTGACCAAGGACGCCGTGCTCTACTACAATCCCGACTTCGTGGAGTCGCTGGCCGTGGACGAACTGGCCGCCGTGCTCGCGCACGAGTTGCTTCATATCCTTCGGTCGCACCATCCTCGCGCCGTGAGGCTGGCCGTGGCGAACGAGCAGGACCACCACATTTGGAACATCGCGGCCGACTGCGAAATCAACGACGATCTCAAGACGGCGGGGCTGAGCCTGCCGGGCAAACCCTGCTACGCCGAGGGCTTCGGGCTGGAGTCTGAGGGACTGGCTGAGACGTACTACCACGAGCTGCGGAAGCAGCAGGACGAGGCGCAGCAGCAGGGCCAGGATGGTCCGGAGCAGCAGGCTGGCGCGGGCGGTGGCGACGGCGACGGTAATCCCATGCCGGGCGAAGGCCAGTGCGGCTCCGGCGCGGGCGGCTCGGAAGAGGGCGAGCCCGAAACGGGCAAGCCGCCGGCTCCCGGTGGCGAGGATCAGGCGGGCACGAATCCGAAAAAAGGAACGGGCGCCCCGCAAGGGCGTGGCGAAACGGAGCTGGAGCGAATCCGAAAGCAGGCGGCGCAGCAAACGGTGCAGGCGCTCGGCAAGAACCCCGGCTCGGTCCCCTACGGCATCGGCATCTGGGCCGGCGAGGCGGTCAAGGCGCCGGTCATCCCGTGGCAGGTTCAGCTCGCCAGGGCGGTGCGGCGTGGAGCGCGAGACGTCGAGGGCTGCGTGGACTACAAATATGGTCGCCCGAGTCGGCGCCAGGGTGTTCACGGCTTCGGTGTTGGCTGCGTCGTGCTGCCGAAGATGAGGCGCCCGCTCCCCAAGGTCGCCGTGGTTATCGACACGTCGGGCTCGATGGGCACTGACGACATCGACGACGCAATCGGCGAGACGGCCGGCATCCTGCGAGCGCAGCGGTCCGACGTTGAGTTCGTGGCCTGTGACGCAGCGGTTCACAGCTTCAAAACGGTACGGTCGGTGGCCGAGCTTCGGCCGCTGGTCAAGGGCGGTGGCGGCACGGATTTCCGGCCCGCATTCGACGCACTGTGCGGGACTCGCCCGCCGCGCCAGCGCCCCGACATCATCGTCTTCCTGACTGACGGCTACGGCCCCGCGCCGGAACGTGAACCGGCCGGCACGCAAGTCATCTGGGTGCTGATCGGTAACATGAGCACCCCGCCGGTCGAATGGGGCGAGTGCATCCGGCTGGAAGAGTCGAAGGTTGCCGCATGAAGCCGACTGTCCCCGTCAGACTCCCTGGTGACACCCTCCCCGTCGATTGGCGGGAGAGGGTGGACCGTTCGGGCGCTTGGGTTTGCCATCTGTGCGGGCGAAAGGTGGAGGCCGGCATCCGAAACCAGGGCGATCTGCACTGCCTATCCACGGCCGCGCATATCATCCGGGCGCATATCGCCAGCATGACGTGTGAGACCGGCCGGGCCGCGTTCGACCTCCAGCAAGAGGGCTGGGGGACGGTCGCCGCAAACTACATGCCGTGGGCCGTGGATATGGATTTCCCGGTTGCGTGTGAAACGATTGTCACCCTAGTTGAGACGAAAACCCTTGTACCCGGCTGGGCGAAAACCATCATCGAAGCTCGCGAGTCGGGCGGGCTCGTAGCGATTCACGTTCGGAAGTCATGCTTGAAAGCGATAGCTGCGGCTGGTGCGGAGGCGACCGAAGAGGGGCTCGCGTTGCTCGCCATTTTGGAAATCTCAGGCACTCGTGGGCTACACGAGGCGCTTGGTGGTCGGCGTAAGCGCCGACCGGAGGGGGACATCGCAGATGAAGCGTAGAAAGCGAGTCATTCGTGAGCAAGTGCTTGAGGCCCGTGCGAAGCGGCAGGCCACGAAGTCATATCGCATGAACGCTGGGATGCGCCGCCGGGCGCGCTGGCTGGCGGCTGGTATCACGTCCATTTTCGGCGTCCTGCTTCTGCTCGCGATTCTGAGCCACTGCGGCGGGGGAGTCTGAGCATGATCAGGGGGCTGCGAACTGAGAATCTGTACGATCCGGTCCACAATGACCCGCGCCCGACCTGGGACGCAACCCCGGCCGCGAAGCAGACTGAGTGGTACCTAAAGGCCCGTTCTACGATGCAGGACCAGGGCGTGCCGCGCGAGCTGCTGCGGAATTTCAAGCCCTACGATGCGGCGGCGCTTGCGCTAGTCGTGGACGGCGTGCCGCTCGATACGCTGCCGTCGTCGTTGCGCGCGTTCCCTATTCGGCTGTTCGCGTGGGGAATCCGCGAAGGCCGGATCAGCGAGGTGTGATTTGGGAAAATCGAAGTCGGCGCTGGGCCGTATGAGTCGGACCAAAGGCAAAGTCTGGGAGCGCGCGGTAGCCCGCGACCTGCGCGCCATCCTGGGGGCCAATGTCCGGCGCGGCTACCAGTCGCGGGACGGGGACGCGGCGGCCGACGTGACCGGCGTGCCCCTGTTCTGGACCGAGTGCAAGCATCACGCGAGCGTCAACGTCGTGGCGGCGCTTCGGCAGGCTGGCGGTGACGCTAAGGGCCGAGGCCGCCCGCTGGCGGTGGTCAAGGACGGCCATCACGCACACTGGTCCGACAAGCGGCTCGCGTGGACGGTGGCGGCGCTGTTCTGGGACGACTGGATTTGGTTTCTGGAGCACTTGGCTGCGCTGGACGTCGAGGTGGCGTTCCACCGGGGACCGACATGCTCGCAGGCGACGGCGCGGACGTACCAGAAGGCGCGGGACGTGTCGGAAGACGCGGAAATCCCGGTTGCCGACGTGCGGACGAAGAAAGGCGAGCACGTTGTCATGCTCGCTTGGGACGATTTCAAGGGGATTCTGGCGAAAATGGTGGCCGGGTATGAGCGGCGGATTGAGGATGAGATTCATGGATAGCGCGAGTCGTGCGTTGCCGAGCTGGCTGTATCTGCGCTGCCAGGAGGCCCTGAAGGGTTCGGCCGTGGGCAAGGTTACGTTTCGGTCGGGCGAAGCTGAGCTATCGCCAACTGAGGAAGTTTTGGGCGGCACGCTGGTCGCCGAGTGCCGGAAGTACATGAAGGGCGAGCCCGGCCGGCTGTACTTCGGCGAGGTCGAGCCTCGCAAGCGCGGGCGCCGGCCGCACCCGTTCCGTGAGCAGGCGCTCCGGCTGGTCAAGCGTGGGCATTCCATCGACGCTGTGGCGCGCGTGCTTGGCGTCCACCGCCAGACTATCGTGAACTGGGGCGGTCGGGCCGCTCCTATCTCGGTGGGGCGAACGATCAACAACGAGACGTGCCACGCGGCGGCTGTCGAGCACTTCGAGGATACGATGGGGCTCGATGGCGGAATGACCGCCATCATGGAAAAGCTCGGAGTTGACACTGACGGCTTCGTGCGCCTGGGCCACGTCGTCATCGCGCTGCGGGAGGTGGTCTGATGCTCTGGTTTCTGAGTTTGGTCGGGCTGTTCGTCTGGGCTGAGCGTATGCCGGAGAAGATTCGCGAGAAAAACGTGAACAAGCTCACGGTGTTCGGGGAGTGGTCGAGCAAGGCCGGTCCCGTGATTCTGGTCACGCTGGCCGTGCTGTTCGTGTTCTGGGCCTTCGCGGGCGCGGAGCTGGCGAGTGTCACGGCTCGCGCCGACGCTTCGGGGATCGCGTTCTGGGGCCACATGACTGAGCTGGCCGGCTGGGGAGTGCTGATCGTCTTCGTCCTGTAACCGCTTCGCCACCACGGAGCCCGAAATGAACCTGAAAAATCCTGCGTGGTCCTTGCCTGAGCAGTTCGTGCTCGCGCACTTCGCTGAAAACGCCCTGCGTGGCTACGGGGTTTTCGTCAGCACATTTGCGTGCTCACACTGTTTGAGCCGCAAAACGGCGGTCCTGTTTATCACGCCTCAGCATGTCGTTCTGGTTGACCGAAAGGTCAAGTATCGCCACACCCTTACCTCGTGCGGGACGTGCGGCCGAGGGAGCGACTTTGTTTCGGTCGTGACCACGGGCTAAACATATAACTTGACAGCTTCAGGCTGAAATAGTATAATAGAGTCAGGGAGTTAGGGAAGGAAGGTGCTTTATGAAGGTTGATCCGTGCGTTCGCGAGTTGGTTGCAGAGTGCCTGCTTCTCGGCTTGCTGTCAGTTTTTAAGAGCGGGACTACAGGCGTGAGTTCTGTCCGGTGTAGCAGGTGTGGTGAGCGCGAGCGGCACTTCTACCGGACGTTGGACTCTTCAACGATAGGCTCTTTTTGCGATGCTTGCGGGGCGTCAGGGTTGTCTGCTGAGCGCCTTACTGCGGTGGTTGAGAGGGGGCGCTGAGATGCGGCGCGTAATGCCAGGACAAGGGGCTTTGGAGCTGCCGCTGCCCGCGCTGCCAGAGAGTCTGGTTGCGGACATGGCGGAAAGCATGATCATCAATGACCACGAAGTCCGCGCGGACTTCTGTGCGTGTTGCAGGACGGTAACGACGTTCACGGTGATCACGCTCCACCTTCGCGGGCCGGGCGCGGGTCACACAATGCCGGTGAAGTTCCGTATGTGCTCCGAGTGTGGCGAGCCGTGGGGCTATCACGAGGCGGGCGGGGAGTGCCCGGTTTGTGCGGCGGGCTGGCTGAAACCGATGTTCAAGCGCACGGCGGGAAGGGGGGCGGTTTGGTGTAGTGGTTGCGGAATAACTTGGTGGTCCGAGGGATCAGGCGTCTGCGATTCCGAAAAATGAAAGAGGCCATGAAGGCTGAAATCGTGGAGGCCATGCTCAGCGATGAGGTCGCGAAAGGACAGGGTGGTTCGGTTTGCCAGGAATGCGGTCACGACGAGTACGTCATGCTGAAACGACGCTCCGAGCAAGGCGCGCTGGCGAGCGTGTTCGTGTGTGCGGGCTGCTCGGACCTTCAAGTGGCTATCGGGGTGTGTGTCAACTGCCGGAACAGCGTCCGGCTCAAGAGCTTCTGCAAGCTCACGGGCGAGGGAGTCTGCCCTACCTGCGGAGCCATAGGCCGGTGGCACTTGGAGGGCTGGGACGATGAAGGCTGACGAGCTTCAGGAGGCGTTTCGGGCCATCGTCACGGAGGCTCTGCTAGAGGGGAGCCCGGTCCTGTTCCCGCTGTCCCGCGCCTGCCCGCACTGTTTCGGAACGCAGGGCCTTTTGGTCCGGCTGAACGGCAACGCGGCCGACGTGTGCTTGGAGTGCTGCCGGCCGGTAGGTGTCAACGCAGTGTGCAAGGCGTGCAAAGCACACAGAATCATGATCCCGCTGTTCGATGGCCGCTGGTTGGCCTGCCCGGTGTGTTACGGACGACAGCCGTGGCTGCTTGGGCTGGAAGGGCTGAGGCTATGCGCGGCAAGTTGATAGACCCTGAAGCGATCCGCGCGGATCTGCTCGCGCATTTCGCAGAATTGACGATGGCCGGAGAGTCTTCCGGGGCGCTCGTTGCTGACCATATGCCGTGCGGGCTCTGCGGCGGCTACACCTTTTCAATCGTTGGGTCGCCGCTCCTGCCCGAAGAGTATTTCGTTTGCCGTAACTGTGGCGAGCCCTTGTGGCGCTACAGCGGCGGCACGGCCAAATGCTGGAATGGGATGAGACCTGATGTCGAAGCGTGAGCGACTGGCTTTGTTGGCCGAAACGCTACTCAACCCCGACGCGCGGACGTTCGAGCTGGGCCAGGGGTGCTTTTTCTGCCATTCACACGAGGTGGCGCTGTGGATGACGGATCGTTGCCAGGGCGACGACGTTCACGCGCGCTGTCTCGGCTGCGGGCGCGAGCGAGGGCTCATGCGGTGCTCATACTGCGGCATGATGGCGAAGCATCTGTTCACGGTCTGGGGCACGGCGAAGTGTACGGCGTGCCGCGATGAGGTCGGTCTACGAGGAACGAGCGTCTGAGGGGGATCAGGTGGACACGATTCGAGAATATGTGCTGGCCTTCGTCGCCGAAGAGACCCTGCGAGGCTTCAAACCGCCGCCGCAGGAAATCAAGCGGTACCGGCTGCAAGATCCGCTGGTTACGTGCCACCACTGCGGCGGGGATCAGGTGTTCTACATGGCCTGCGAGTTCGCGTTTGGCAAGGACGTGGCCGTGTGCTCTAGCTGCGGAACGCCGCGCGAGTTCATCGGACTCTGTTCGAGCACAAGGGCGGAAATCAGTACGCCTGCCGCGTCTGCCACGGCCCGCACACTATCGGCGGCTGAAGGGGGATCAGGTGGACGCGATTCGAGAAAAGCTGAGCGCCGAAATGGCGGAACGCGCCATCGCCGGGCTGGTCAATGCCAGGGTCGAGACCGGCCGATTCTGTCTCGTCTGTGGTAGCTGGGAGCTGGTTCAGGTGGTGCTGGTCGGTCACGAGCTGGGACGGGTGCTCGGCGTGAGCACGCTGGCCTGTTCGAGCTGCGGACACCCGAGCGTCTTCTACGCGCGGTGCGATTGCACGGCCGGCGTTGGCACAAACTGGCGAGCCAGTAACTCGCACACCTACGAGTGTATGACGTGCGGGAAACGGTCAACAATCCGCGACCTTACAGGGTACGACACCGACTCAGTTGACAATAACCGGGAAGGGTAAGATGGGAGTCCGAAAGAGCACAGTTCACGAGCGCAGGCGGGTGCTGGCCTTGATCGCCGAGGCCACGCTTATCAGGCCGGAAGGGTTGTTCATGCGGCCCACGGCTCGGCGCTGCACTTGCGGCCACATGAGCGCCTACCCGGCTGTGGTGCCCAAGATTCAGCGTGACCCGAAGCGCAAGCACCGATGGCTGGCGCTCTGCCCGGAGTGCGGGCACTGGTGGCGTCAGCCGTTTGGTCCGTGGGCCGTGTGCCACGACGCCATCATGGTGCTCAATCACTCGCCCGTTTCGCGCTTCGCACGGGTACGAGTGGCAGGGGCCGACCCCGCACGGGCTGGCCGGTGGGCCTTGGGGCCGAAGCAGGGGGCTCCAGAATGAGGTCGCCGAGAAAGGTTTTCCTCGACTGGCGCGCTGAGCGCCGGGCAGACGAGGCTAGGTGGCGTGAGTCTACCGCTTTTGCGAGGGCTGCGGCCAGTACAACGTCGTCGGCCGGAGAACGCGCAATCGCATGAAGTTGCCGCTGGACAGGACGTGGTAATGGGAGTCTGCCTGACAAAGATTGCACCTGAGATAGTGGCAGAGGCGAAGGCCAGGGTGGCGGAGGCGTGTCTTTGTGGCAACCCTTGTGTCGTGTCGTCGGCGAATTGTGACTACTGCCACGCGCGGCAGCGCCTCGCCGAGATTGACGGGAGCATGTACCGCATTTGTGACGGCTGCGGAAACGTGACGTGGTTCGCATGACGGCGCAGACGCACACGGTCAAAGGCGGCTGGTGGATAACGTGGCCGGCTCAGAAGCGGCACAACCTCGCGCTCATAGCTGAGTTGACACTGATTGGCAAGCTCGCGCATTGGATGGACTGGACGATTCATGCGATGCAGTGTCGGGGCTGCGGACACCGGGGCAAGTTTCCGACCATTCGGGTTCGCGAGGCCCAACAGGAGGCTTGGGTATGCCCGAAATGCGGGAAGCGATACTTGTGAGGGGATCAGCATGACGGGATTTCAAGAAACCGTGCTCGCCGGGTTGGCTGAGCTGCGGCTCAAAGGCTTCCTCTCCTCGCAGGACACGCCCTGGTGCTGTCGTCACTGCTTGGGCGATATGGTGTCGATTCTGGCGGTTGGGCTCGCGGACGACATGGGCAGACAGGTGGAGCTGTTCGTGTGCGGCACATGCGGCGGGCCGTCTTACGGACGGGCCTACTGCCCGGCCTGCAAGCGCGAGCACATCCTCTCAGTTGACGTAAACGGCACGGCAAGCTGCCAGACGTGCGGTGAAGAGCTGTATTGGCTGCGTGGTGCGGAAGTGGTGCCGCTTATATCGACGCCTTGGAAGGGATCGGGGTCGTGAGATTTCAAGAAAAGGTGCTCGCGGCACTGGCCGAGTCACGGTTGTCGGGCGCCACGGACGGTAGGGTGCCGGTGACGTGTTCGGCTTGCCGGGCTAGCTCACAGCTAGTTCCTGTCGTGTATCAACCGTCCCACGTCGGCGGGGGCCATTCGTTCGTGCTGTATGCGCGCGAGGCTTGCGGGAACGTGAACCATGCAACGGGAGTCTGCCGAAACTGCGTGACGCGGTATGGAAAGCTGCTCGTGACGGACGGTGGTGTCGTCTACTGTTTCACATGCGGGCAGCCGGTTCCCTGGACGGAAAACGGGGGCGACGTGGTGCCGCCGCTGAGCGATGCGAAACGAGGGGTGCGGCGATGATAACGATGCGTGAATTGGCTTGTGCGACCTTGGCGGAAAACGCATTAGGTGGCAAGGCGTCAGCACACACGGGTATGATGGCAGCGTGTGGGGTGTGTGGCGAGCTGGCTGACATGATTTGGCTGAACGTGGGCGGTAGGGGACGTGGGCGCTCAGTGCGGTTTTGCGGGGCTTGCGGCTCCGTCACCCCGTCCCACACTCGGTGCGACCAATGTGATTCCCTATAGGACACGGTACCAGACAACACAGGGGCTCGCGTATGCCTGGGTTGCGGCAAGATTCAAAGATGGTGTATCGTCGTCATTGAGAAAGCCCACGAAATGGAGCAGCACCATGAAGCCCTACGTGCCACGAACGACCGCGATGTCAGAAGACAGGAAGGAAGCGACAAAAGCCAAGGAGAACCGCAAACGTAGACGCCGAACCATGACGTTCACGAAGTACCAGCAGGCGCTCGACTACTTCAGAGACCTGGGGGACTGTTCGGACGTGAACATATCGGAAGCAAGCCGCGTACTTGGCCTGGAACGGCAGACGGTTTCAAGGGCGCTGGATCAGGGCTGGATGCAACACAACCCGCCCTGGGTGCCGATAAAGGTTATGATTGCCGACGAACAGAAACGAGCACGAGCAGAAAGGTCGGACTTGCAGCGGGCACTTGTGAAGGAAGCGGCGAGCATTGCCAAGAAAGCTCAGGAAGACGCTATCAAAGCTCGCGCACAGGAGGGTTTACTGGTCGCAGGAGTGCGTGGTGCAGCGGGTCGCCTGCTCCAACAGTCCGTTCGGTTGATACAAACTGGCGATGCTCTGGCGAAGGCGATTGAGCCCCGGTTGATACGAATTGCCGAGTTGGCCGCTCAGGGCGATTCGGCCGAAAACCGTCAATCGGTCGGAGACGTGCTCGCGCTCATGGAACGGTTCCTGGGCTTCGCCAAGGGCTCGACTCAGATGGTACACGAGGCGATGGTGCTCGAACGCAAGTTCCTGGGCGAAGCTGAGGCCGTTCTGGGGGTCAAGTCGGACATGGACTTGCACGAAGCCATCTCGGAGCTGGCGGCCGCGCATATCACGCTCGGACGGCACGACGGCGGAAATACGAAATCGCTCCCCCCTGATACCGCTCAGCTCCTAGCCGATGCGGGCGTGCCCCTGACCCCTGACCAAATGCCAGTTGACACAAACGCGGATATGGAGCTAGTTGATGCAAACTCCAGCGATATGGATTGAACTCTCAACCTCGCAGCTCCTCGCGCGCTACCTGCGTGAGCGCACGGGCCAGGACTGGAAGGCCATTGAAGGCAAGCCCAGCGGGCGCTTCACGCGGGTACTCGGTACCGTACAGGCTGAGTACGAAACGTGCCTGATGGCGAGACAGCCTCCCCACTTCGGCGGTTTCATCGCGTGTGACACTGAGAACACCATAGCGGCTCGTGCTACGGGGGCTACGCCTATCGAGGCCCTGCGCGCATGGGGGCTCGTGGTGGTGGAACGCTTCGACATGATCTCGGAGATCGTGGAAGATTTGACGGCCCTGGGGATGATGGGGGGCTGAAGGGGGGCGAGCCTAGCTCGCAGACTCCTAGCCTAGCTCGTTCGGTTGAGAAAAACGAAATCATGCGCCCCTGATCGCCCACATGCGCGCACGTTACAGTTGATAGAAACACGCGCGTAAGGGGGGCGGGGGTAAAACTCCCTAAATGGCCTGGGGAAAGGGTGATTAACCATCCTTTTTCGTGCGGACTTTTTCGCTTTCAGCGTAGACAGGCAAACTGTTTACCGTGGCCTTTTCGCTTTCAGCGTAGACAGGCAAACTGTTTACCGTGACGAGGGGGCGAGATTCCGAAAAACGGTGGCAAGGTCGTTAAAAAAGTCTTCCACAGAAAGGATTGCGCTCCCGCAGCCATCGCAAACGAGGATTTCCGCCGCGAAGGGCCATTCGTCTCGCCCAGAGTCTATCCGCGAGAAGTATTTGACGCCCGTTCCGTGTCCGCAGGCTTCGCAGCCGTGAATGAAGAAGGTTTTACCCTGGCCCACGAAGTCACGGACCGCCGCCTCGGCGAGCGCAGCCTTCTGGGATTCAGTCAACTGCAACAGGGGCCCCCAGATCAGCGGGTTGGGATTTCATAATTTTTCTCAGCAAGGCTTCCAGCCCGTCGAAAGTATCGCCGGAAGACATAGCGCAAAGCGCAGTCAGCCACTTCGGGAGTCGGGCGAGCGGTAGCGCCTGATTCCATGTCAGAACGTGCAGCCCTTCCTCGCAGACTACGAACCAAAGCGTGGGGAGCCCGCCGGAACGGGTGCGGGTAGGGGTCATGTAGGCAGTGGCGAAATAGTGGCCGCACTCCTCGCAGACTTTGACGGTCCCCAGCGGCGTGAGTATGTTCTTGAGCAGCAGCTCGGAGATGCAGGCTTGGAGGTCTTTAGTTGTCCGCAACAGTGGTCTTCGATTCCAAATTATGGCCCAGCAGGTGCCGCAGGCGCGGCCAATACTTGCCCTCTGTCCAGTAGGCTCCACAGCCATCGCAAGCCTTAATCCAGGCGTTCGAGCCACACCACGCCGATTCCAGCAGCCCGGCGCAGTCGGGGCAGCGGCCGAGCACTTCGTAAAAGCGCACGAGCCCGCACAGCCCGCCTTCGGCGAGCACTGCACGTTCGTCGTCGGTCAGGTGTGTCGTCATTTAGAAGCTCGTCAGGGCGATTGTCAGGAAGAACTTGTTGATTTCGTCCGTGACTCCCATTTCGCACGCTTCGCAGAAGGGGAGCATCAGGCTAGATACGCGGTCGTAGTGGCGAATGCGCGTGCAACCGCATTCCTTGCAGGCGAGGGTGGACGGAATAATGTTTAGCCTGCCAACGAGTGTCTTTTCCGCGATGATGGCGCGCTCAATTTCTGTCATTTTCCGCATTCAGACGCCTCCAGTGCTCGTTTCAGTTGAGAGAAAAACACACGCTCGACCGTTTCGTTGGAGCAGATGGCCCGGCAGTGAGAGCACAGCGACAGGGCGCGGTCTATGTGGTGGAGCTGGTCGAGCACGAACACCCCGCCTGACTGCGTGCGCCCGCACGAGCACATGGCCCCAAAGAAGCTGTCGGTCGTGGTCGTGACGTCGGCCAGCTCGCCTTCCGTGAGCAGCGCCTCTTGCTCGACTGTCAGGTAGCGCCTCATTTTCGGCGCGGCCGATTCAGCAACATACCAACCATCTGCCAGAAGTCGCCGAGCGTCCACGAATCGCCGCAGTGCTTGCACAGCTTCAGCTCATGGCCCCCGGCGCGGGTGCTGTAAACCGTGAGCTGGACGAAACCCGCCCGGAAGCACCGGAAGCAGTTGCAGGTCGCCATTCGTTGCTCGCTCAGGTTGACGACCCCCTCAATATCAGCTTCCACGAGCAGGGCTTTCCGTTTTTCAGTCAGCTTCATCGGGCGGCCCTATCATCCTGTTTTGTATCTCTTCCTCGATGCACGAGCAGAGCCCTTGCATCTCCCCTGAGACGCGGGCGCAGCCGTCGCAGACGCGCGCCCAGTGTACGACATCGGCATCCGTTCGGGTGTCAAGCTGGCTCAGCCGTACCCAGTATTCCAGAACCCCCCTCGCCGCAGTTCGAGCAGGTGTCGCCGGCAAGCTTGCCGGTGTCGATGAAACCGTGCAGCACGCCTCCTACGAGCAGGGCTTTCTGAGTTTCAGTCAGCTTCATCGCGTCAGCTCCGCCCAGGCCGGCAGGTTGATCCTGGCCTCGTCCAGCAGCTCGGAGACGGACTGCGGGGCCGCGCCCCGCCGGAACGGGTGTGGGTAGGGAATCATGCCGCCACAGCAGCCACAGCAGCCACAGCAGCCCAGCACGGGCGCGGAGTTGTGCGAGTAGACCAGTGGGTCCGGAATGTCGCCCGCGCAGTGCCCACAGGCGAGGGTGATCATGCCGCTCTTGCGCGTCCTCCGCCCCGCTCCGTCGCGGCCATCCCCCTCCGCAGTGTCAAACGGGCTTCCAGGCCGGATAGTGAAGTAGCCCGCGAGCACACACTCAGCGAGCACGGCTTTTTGTGTTTCAGTCAACTGCATCAGGGGGCTCCGATTCCAGAATCTTGGACAGGGTTTCGGTTGCAGGCGATTTCTACCTCGCTCCGCAGTGCCTTGAAGAATCCCTCCCCGGCCGACCCGTACAGCAAAATGCCGCAGGCGGCGCAGTAGGGCAGAACGCAGTACATCGAATTCAGGCAGTCCCAGACTCTCAGCTCGACGGTTGCGTGGACGCTGCAATACGGACAGAACCGCGTTCTACGGGTCTCGGTCAGCAGGTTTAGCAGCTCGCCCTCAGCGATGGCGGCGCGTTGCTCATTGGCGGTCGTGGCCCACTCCGTGAGTACGTGGCGCAGCCGGGCCTCTGCGAGCAGAGCTTGTTCGCGCTCGTCAAACTCAATCATTTTTGAGATCCCCTCCCGCTGATCCGCAGCGTTTGCCAGAACGTGCTTCGGTGGCGCGCGGCCCCGCAGCCCTCGCAGATGTACAGCCAGTCGAGCCCGGTAGCGACAACCCAGTATTCGGCGCGCGGGTGTGTCTGACGACACTTTGTGCAGAAATCTTCGACGCTTTGGTGCAGCGCGAGCCGCCCATCGAGCAGTCCCTCAGCCAGCTCAGCCCGCTGCCGGTCGGACAGCTTCATTTTGGGCTTCCCGACAGCCGTTGCTTGAGCAGAGCGAAGAAGTCTCGGTCGCCCCAGAAGTTGCAGCAGTTGTCACAAACTGTGAGTTGCTGCCAGGGCCACCGGCCCTTTCTGGCTGTCCCGGCTTGAATCTCGGTGACTCGCTTGGGGTCCATCACCCCGTACTCGGTCATTGTGACTTCGACGGCGCCCCGGCAGGAGCAGACGCGGCCTTCGTTGGTGCGGGCCTTCAGCGCGCCGGCCAACACGCCCTCGACCAGCATGGCCCTATTCGTGTCGGAGACTCGTAAGCAGCGCCATCCTTTCCGTCGCCCAGCGAAGGGCGCTGCCTAGGTGTCGAGGCTTGTCCGGCATGTCTCCGCACAGCGGGCAGTACCGGACGTGGTACGGGTTTCGGTTCCGCCGTATTTCAGCGAACAGATGAGTCTGATCGCAGTCCGCGCATTTCGTGCCAACGGCCGGCACAAAAACCGAAATCGCGCCCGCCAGATCCGCTTCGGCCAGGGTCGCCCGCTGTTCGATGGTCAGGTTCATGCGCCCTTCCGCCCTATGAGCGCCAGCGACCGGCGTATCTGCTGGAAGAACAGGTCTGCGCTGACCCGCAAGGGCCGCCCACACTCACACAGGCGGGCGGTGATAAAGCTCGGCCGGTGCGTCATGTATTCGTTGTAGAGGCTCGAACCACAGCTCGGGCAAGGTGCGGACCCCTTTTTCTGAACGTGGATCAGGACCACTTCGGCCAGCACAGCCTCCGCCAGCATGTCGGATTCCTGCTCGCTGAACTGCATCAGTTGGCCCTGCTGCCTTTGCTGTCGAGCGTGGCAACCAGGGCCGACACCGTGGCGACCACACGCGCGTTCACGTCAGGCGCTCCGCAGAGCAGGATGAAGCCGTAGTCAATGCCCCCGTCCTTACTGTCCTGAAGCCCGGAGATCATCGCGTTGTTGTCGAGCCCGTCGTCGTGGGTGCTCGCAGTCAACGCCAGCGTCGCGTGGGATTTTCTCAGCATCGCCAGCGAGGCCAGGATGCGTTTTCCAGTTGACATCATCTAGGAACCCTCCGTGAGAAAGCAGAATCGTACACCCCCGATTCTGTCAGGTGTCGCGCTGCCGGTCAAGTTTTGGGTTTAGGTTTACAGTAACTAGGGAAGCTCGGCCGGAAGCTCGGTCTGCGCGGCAACTAGGGCCGCCTCGCGGATAGCTGCGTTGCTCAGTCGAGCGCCCGACTTTGGCTTCGGCTCGGGCTCAGACTCGTCATCGCGTGACAGTGGTGCCGGAGGCTCAGGCGGTGGCGGGGCCGACGCCACGAGAACGTGCTCGGGCCAGCCGCTCGGCCGGGCCAGCCGCTCGGCCGGGCTCGTCATCGCATCGACCTTTTTGGGCGTCGGGCGCGTAGGCTCGTCCACGCCCGATGCGTAGCTCAGCACGGCGACTTGGACACGAAGCTGGACGACTTGCTCGCGGAGCATTGTGTACGCCGTGTCCGCGTCCTTGTTGAGCCAGTTTCCGTTACCGGCGATGGCCGTGAGCATGGTCAGCACGAGGGCCACGAGCTGTGCCCGCGTGCTGAGCGGTTTCTTCTCTGCCATGACGTTCCTCCCTTTTTTGGAATCGCTGGGGGCCGATCCTGGGAGTCTAACCCGGCTACTGGAAGTAGTCGAACACGCGCCCGGTCATGATGGCGTCCGTGAAGTTGCGCGCGACCCGCGCGCGGTCGTTTTCGTCGTCGAGTGAGCAGCCGTGAAGCTCGCGCTCCAGCATTTCGGACACCGCGTCGTACACGCGGGCGTCTTTCCAGTCGGTGTGCATGACGGCGAAGGCCGGCTCGTCACAGTCGATCCAGTAGTGGCGCAGAAGTAGTCTGAGCGAGCGAAGCGAAGCGTGGATCAGACTCATATCGTTTTCTCCGTGGTGAAGGGAGCGGGCCAGGGGGAGCGAGCGGTAACACGTCCCCCCGGCCCTCAGCAGAGCAGCCAGCGTATGTCGCCGGCCGCCAGCGTGTCAAGATTCCGGCTATTCCGGGTCGGACGGCGTGCAGCGGTCCACAAGCTCGGAGTCGTTGAACTCGAAGCTCAGTTCCAGCACGTCGTGTGTCTCGCGCGTCTGGTCCGCGCGCTGCCGCGCGTCGTCGAAGGCTTCGAGATAGTTGTCGTAGATTCGACGCGATTCACCCAGGCTTTCAGACGCCTTGACGACGGCCCAGCGTTCGATGGTCATTGGTCCGTTCCTTCCCCGCGCTACTGCGCGGACACAACCGGGTTGGGGGAGTCGAGCTGGTAGCGCCAGTTGATCTCACCGCCCATGTCGGGGAGCTTTTGCGGTGGCTCGACGAGCGTGCAGCCGGGGCCGCACTTCAGGAATTTCAGGCGGCCGATCTCCGGGTGCCCCAGGTCGGCGTTGCGGTAAGCATACCAGTCACCGCCACGCTCGCGCATGGTGGCGAGGGCTTCCGGGTCAATTTCGGCCACGATGGCGGCAGTCTTCTGCCGCCCGGTCACGGTTTTGTCGCTCATTTCAATTCCTCTTTCAGTCGCTCGGCGAAGCGAGCGGGGTTGTACGGTTCTGCGATGCGCCCGCACTTGCAGAGCGCGATCACGTTATCGTTGCAGTCCCAGCGCCAGTTTTGAAGGTCTCCGACGACGTGGCTCCGATAGTCTCGCCGGCAGGGCCAGCAGTAGTAAGGATTGACCAGTTGGTTCAGTTGTTTGACCTTGCCGGTCAGGAGCCCTTCGGCGACCAGCCCGGCAAGCTCCGTGCCGGGTTTGACTGTCTTCTGTAGTCCCACGCTCAGACTCCTTTTTGAAAACCCACGCCCCCGATCCTCACGGGGGCGCGGGTTCCTTTTCTACGTGTGGAGGCTCCAGCCGTCCTGCGGCGTCAGGCAGACCGAAAGGGTCGGCATTCCACCGTCACCGCCGCCGTCGTGCTGCCCGTGGAAGATAAGCCCGCCCTGCATGGTGAAGGACTGGCGATCCTCCGGGTCGGGACCGACCAGCTCCAGCGGCGCCCCGCAGGCGGGGCAGGCGGGGCAGGCGTGCGGCGGGGCGATGCCGGGGACCGGGTAGGAGTTGGTCCACCAGCAGCCGGGGTTGTCGCCGTCATAGGGCTCGCCCGTGTGCGTACAGTTCGCCGTGCAGGTTGCCTTGATCGTGTTGCGTGGGTAGTACGATTCAATGAGCACGCCGAAGCTCAGGGGCGCGAAGTCCCAGCCGAGATGCGCGCGGCTCTTGCGCCCATCGTTTTCGCCGTAGCCGTTGAGGTATTCCAGCTCAGCCAGGAAGCCCGGCCAGTAGCTCGGATTCTCGTTACAGAAGTTGACACACTCGCGCAGACGTTCTGAGCTTTGTTCGTTGAGGATGATTGCCATTTTCAGACTCCGTGGTTGACGTGAACTATTTTGAAATCTCAAGCGCCCGATCCGGGCGGGGCACATGCCCCGCCCGGTTCAGACTATCTAGTCCGAGAAGGCGATTTTGCTCCACCGGGAGCTAATCTCGGCCTTGTTGCTGCCGGTCGGAACGACTCCAATCTGGTTGTCGTCCCAGCCGATGGTGATTCGTGTGTAGCCGCCGTCGCTCAGGTAGAGGACAGTCTCGAAGGCTTCGATGCGGGCTTCGTCACCGCCGCCCTCGTCCCGGCACTGCGACCGGCCGGTCAAAGCGAGGTCGAGCACGCGAAGGGCGCTCGTCATGTCGGCCAGGAGCCCGCCGCCGAAGGGCTCATCCCGGCCGGCTTGTACGCGGGTGTTTACTTTAGTGATCGCGTCGTGAAGCATGTTGATTACGCTCGGCATTTTCAGACTCCGTGGTTGACGTGAACTGGTTTTTTGAAATCGCACACCCCTGATCCGGGCGGGACTCGCGCCCCGCCCGGTGAGATGCTACGCATTGGCGGCCGACTGGACCGCCGCTTTGACGGCCTTGCTGATCGACGTGGACTCGATGACTGCGCCGACGCAGCCGAAAACCTCGTCACTCAGGGTGATGCTCGGGTAGAACTTCGCATAGGCGTGGTGGACCTTGCCTTCGGTCTGGACGAAGACGGCGACCCTATCCACGCACGGCGTATTCAGCGACGTGCGGACCTTCGCGGCGTAGCACACATAGGTTCCGCCGTTCGCCATGACTCCCAGATCCTCGGCCACGAAACTGCGCTGGCAGGTTTCGGTTGAGACTGGAATCGGCGTCGTGATCGAGCGCAACACTTCCGGCACGGCCAGCGGCTTCGGGCGGGCCTTGCGGGCTTTCGCCTTGCGGCTGATCGTGCGGCCCGCTTTGGCGTGGGCGGCTTTGCGTTTGCGGTCGGTTGCTTTCTTGCTCGGGTTGCGCTTCGTGTTTGCTGCGGTCATTTGCTCTCTCCCTTCGGCCCGTGGTTTTGTCTGCGCTCAACTTGAACGCAAGATGATAGTAACACGAATCAAAAACAGAAGTCAAGAAAAAAGTTTACATATAGGGGATAGGGTTTAGAGCAGGCCGTAGTTTCGGGCCAGCGCCACGGCCGCCTCGCGGACATGCTTCGCGCCGAGCGCGTTGGCGCAGCACTGAAGCTCGACCTTGCCGACGACGTGGCGACTGGCGAGCGCCTGAATTTCGACCGTCAGGAACAGGCCCCGCGCGGGGCGCGTTGCCAGGATGCGGACGCGCTGACCGTCGCCGAGCGCCGAGAAGGCAATCACGGTGCGCTCGCGGCGGGGGCTAACTTTCGCGGTCCGGCTCCCGGCGAAGTCGAGCACGCGGCCGGTGCGTATGTCTTCAATGTTACTGGCGACGAGGCTGCCGAAGTTTCTGAAGTCTTTGGTGTTCATTGCTGCCGTCCTATCCGACCAAGCCGGTTGCGTATGCGTTGGTGACGTCTACCGTGCGGACGAGTTTCCGGCCGCTGTAGAATTCGACGATGATGGTTGTGCCGCAGAGGGCGACGAAGGCGCGGCACGCCTTGTATCCGGGTGACGACTGGCGGGCTATGCGGATAGCCTCGCGATTTGTTATGCCGTAGCGAGCGGCAATCTGCTTCGTGCGGACTGTCTTCGTTTTCGGCGTCGTCGTCTTTTTCGTTTTCACTCTCATTTGCTCTCTCCCTTTTTCGCACCGTGGTTTTCTGTCAGGCCCCTTGGCCTAACTATATTGTAGCACACTTGAAAAAACGATGTCAAGTTAAAAGTTTTACTTATTTTTATTCTCTACGAGAATAAAAATAATATGCGCGTGAGGCACGCGCATATGTGAGGCTGGATCGGGGGTCTCGGATTTCAAAAAACCGTTTTGCGCGCCAGCTCGTTGTGCGTTCCTTCTTTATTGGCCGGGATCAGGGGGGAGTGATTTCAAAAAACGTGTTTCTTGACTCTGGCAGCAAGCTGATCTACCATCGTTGTCGGAGGACAGAAGCCTGTCGCCACCACTGGAGGGAAAGCATGAAGATTCCGCAGAGCGTGAAGCAGAAGAATGGGAAGTTCTACGTCGTCGGCCCCGAGTGGGAGCGCACGCGCAAGGCGCTGGCGTCCTGCGGGTCGCTCCCGAAGGCCATAGCCGCCGTCAAGCCCCTGGACACGCAGGGGATCGCGGTTGTGGGCGTCGTCCACGTCACCGACAGGCCCGCGCGGCTGGTCTGGTCGTAGAATGTGGCTGATTCGCGAAAAAGCCGCCGGCCTGTTCAGGGACCGCCTCAGACTCTTTCGGCGACTTTCTAGTTCGTATCAGCGAGAAAACAGGTTTCGCGTCCCGCATAGCGCGAAACACCACCACAGGAGCCATTATGCGCGAGAAACGCCTTGAGATGACGCGGGCGGGAGCCTGCAACTTCTTCCACCACGTTCGCGAAGCCTTCGCACAGCTTCAGGAGCGCGAAATTTCCGAAAAGACGCCCCCAGAGGGCCGAAAATCCCGCACAACGCTCGCCTACGACATCATGGGCGAGTTTGGGGGCCTTTTGTCGCCTTCGACGGTCGTTCGCTGGTTCACGGCCGACGAGCCGTCCGCGCCGTTGCCCATGTGGGCCTGTTTGCGCGGGAAGCCTACGCGGGCGCTGGCGAAGGATCGCCGCCTCTCGGTCGAGGCATTCCTGAAGCGCGTTTCCGAGGGCCTGTGGCGGCACGCGAAGTACCAGATCGCGCCCCATGAGCTTCTGGAGGCCCCGCCGCGCTACCACGGGAGGTTCTAGTTGACGCTGACGATCACAAGGGACGGCGTTCGGGCGGAGATCGTGGAGGCGCAGCTTCGAGATCGTGCGAGGCTCACTCAGCTCCGCCTGAACCCGTGCCCAGGCTGCGAGCGCGTCTCGGACGTCGGTGGACTCTCGATCTCGAAAGCTCGCTATGGGCAGTTGACACTAAATCCGAACAAACCAGAGTGGAAGTGTGGCCGGCTGGTCGCCTGTGATTGCGGCTGGGCCGGCTGGGTTCCGCGAATCGTTCAGCAGGCGTCCCATCGTCCGCGCTGGCCGAAGACTTGGGTTTCGGCCGCTCCCGACCGCCCATAGCCTTTTCCCAAATCCTGCACCCCCGATCCGCACCCTCTCACGCACACCCCTACACATGAGAAACTTTTTTCTTGACAAGGGGTTTTCCCTGTGATACCATGTAGTTGAGAGTGAGGGGAAGCAGTTTCCCCGAAAACAACCACGGGACACGGGAGAGAGCAAATGGCAACCACGTACTATGACACGAAAGGCATTCTGGAGCTGGCAGCGCATGTCGTCCGGCAGCAGGGCTTCGTGAGCCGGGCCGTTGTCGAAGCGGGACACGCTGGCGAGTCCACGGCCGACGCCGTGAAAGACATTCTTTACACGATGCACAAGCCTACGGCCGCCGAGCGACGCCTCGTCCGCGAGACGGTGGAGTGGGTACGCAACCTGCCCGGCGTGAACGATTACGAAAACAAGCTGAAACTCGCGATACTCGCGAACAGCAAGATCACCGACAAGTTCGAGGCCCGCGAATTCGGTCTCGTGGTTTCAGCAGTCGGCGTCTTTCACACCCGGCAGAAGCGGGACCGGGCGCAGGCCAAGGCCGCCGCGAAAGTCGGGCCGCACATTGGGGCCATTGGCGAGCGGCTGGAACTGGCCGTGCGCGTGGTTGAGACTCGCTACGTCGAGCGGTTCGACCTCTTCGCCTACGCCTTCGAGACGCCCAAGAAATCCCGCCTCGTGTGGCTCACTCGCGAGCAGGACGGGATCAAGAAGGGCTCGAAAGTCACGCTCACCGGGACCGTCAAGGCGCACGCCGCTTTCCAGGGTGTGCCCGAGACCCGCGTGAACCGCTGCATCGTCCAGTAGCTATCAACCACCCTGCGCCCCCGTGAGGATCGGGGGCGCGGGATTTCAAAAAAGGAGTCTGAGCATGTGTGAAGCAACGAAGATTGAAAAGGTCATGGACGTGTACGAGGCAACGATGATCGCCGGAGGCGTCCACGACGCCGACGATGATCGGCAGCTCGAAGCGTGGCAGTACCTCATCGACACGGGCGTCTGTTGGACGCTCCAAGGCCGCTTCGGGCACATGGCGACGAACCTGATCGACATGGGCCTGTGCGAGCCCGCGCAGCCCCCGATCTCCGCGCAGCCCCGAATCACTAAATAGCGAACGCCTGCCCCCGCGAGATCGGGGGCAGGGGATTTCAAAAAAGGAGTCTGAGCATGGCACGCGGACAGATGAGGATGGAACTCGCCCCTGGCGACTGCTCCATTCCGGCAGCAGCCGAGCACAGTCGGTGCGGCGGGTCGAATGACGTGAGCAACAAGGCGGCCGAGGCCATGATGGGCGGCCGGAGATTCAAACGAGCTGGCAACGGCGCAACCGAAGTGCTGGAAGAGGGGGAATTTTGGGCGCTGCGACTTCACGGCAACGCGATTGCAAGGCACAATCAGGCGACGGGGCTGATCGAGGTTCGCACGACCGGCTGGGAAACGCCGACCACGCGAAGTCTCGGCTCTGCGTTGCCGGGGATCGCGGGAATTTACTCGCACAAGTCACAGTGGTACGTCAACAACGTGAGATGGCCGACCGACGACGGGCACCAGTGGGTGCCTCTGTTCGCCTCGCGGGAGGCGTACCGAGCCTGGGAGGCCGAGAGTCGGATTCGGGAGAGCAGCACACAGTGAATTGGCGGCGCGTGAAATGCCCGCACTGCGGGCTTCGATACCGGGCGTTTCGCGCCGCCGGCCAGCTTTCGTGGTCGGACACCTACCTTGCACTCCGCCTCGCCCATGACGTGCGCGTGGCGGAGTCTGGGGACTACTCGAAGCCGCCCAACCGGCGCGGGAGCATTCTGGGGCTCATGCACCAGCACAAGCGCGCCGGTTGGGAGTACCATCTGACCGAGTGCGAAGAGCACACCCGGCTCGAAGAGTCTGAGCGCGCCGAGCGCGAAGACGTTGCTACCCGAGACCTCGCAGACTCCCTCGCAGACCTGCCCCCGAGCCCCGCCACCGACCACGACATTCCCTTTTGAGAGTCTGACGTGCTACCCTCCGCGTGATGGAGGGGTTGGATTTTGAAAACCTGACACCCGCGCAGCAGCGAGTCGTGATTGAGCACGTCACGAAGGGAATGTCAGCAGAGCAGGTGCTTGAAACTGCGGCGGCGCAGCGGGTTGCCCGTGCGCGCATCGCCCGCGATGACGTCAACACCTTCATTCCGTTCATCCTCCGAGACGAAGAGACCGGCGACCCGATCTCGCAAGCCCCCTACCACGTCGAGCTTCAGGACATGATCTCAACTGGAAGCCGCACGGTAGCGTGGGGCCACGTTGAGATGGGCAAAACGCAGCAGGTTTCGGTCGGGCGCCCCATCTGGGAGCTGGGCAACAACCACGACATACGCATTGTCATTGTCCAGGCGACTCAGACTCAGGCGACGAAGATTGTCCGCACCATCGGCGACCACATTGTTCGGAACAAGTGGGTTGAGATGGTGTTTCCCGATCTGAAGCAGGGTGAGCCGTGGACCAGCTTCCAGCTCACCGTGCAGCGGTCGGGCGGTATCGTTCAGCCATCTGTGCAGGCCATCGGCGTCCACGGGAACATTCTTGGCGCTCGTATCGACCTGCTCATCCTCGACGACATTCTGACGCAGGAAAACACCCGCACGCAGCACGGCCGCGAAGACGTCTTCCAGTGGATTAAGTCAACTCTGCTCGGACGCCTGACGCCCGACGCCCGCGTCGTGTTCTTGGGGAATGCGTGGCATCCTGACGATTCCATGCACAGGCTCGCGCGTGAGGGCACAAAGCCCTGGCCGCACCGACGATTCCCCGTTCGCCGTCCGGACGGCGGCACAAACTGGCCTTCGCGCTGGCCCATGACCAGAATCGAAGCGAAAGCGGCTGAATTTGGCCCCTTGGAGGCCGCCCGGCAGCTCGACTGTCAGGCGCGCTCCGAAGACGCCGCGCGCTTCAAGCGCGAGTGGGTGGACATCTCGCTCAAGCGCGGCGTGGGCCGGAAGCCGACCTATAAGCTCAAACAGCTCCCGCCGGGCTGCTTCACGTTCACAGGGGTCGATCTGGGCATCAAAAAGGGTGTGCACAACGATCAGACTGTCCTTTTTACCGGCATGGTCCACCCGAACGAGGACATCGAAGTCCTGATGGTCGAGGCCGGGCGCTGGTCGGGGCCGGAGATTATCGACCGGATTTTCGATGCGAACGCCCGGTATCACTCCCGCGTGCTCGTCGAGGACAATCAGGCGCAGGATTTTATCATTCAGTTCGCCCGACATCGGGATTTCCGTGTGCCGGTGTTCCCGTTCAACACTCGTGGGCGCGGCAAGATTGCAAACAAGCATCATCCTCAATATGGCGTGGAAGGCATCGGCGCTGAGATGGCATCCGGTCGCTGGATCATTCCGTGCGACGATCAGAGGGTTCCGGTTCCGGAAATTCAGCACTGGATTCAGGAGATGCTGTATTACGACCCGCTCGGCCACACAGGGGACAGGCTCATGGCTTCGTGGTTTATGCGTGAGGGCGGGCGCCGCCGGTTCACGCACAGAATCAGCACGGCGACTTCCCCCTATCGCGTCGAAGACGAGAGTTTGGGCGGGCTTTTGCCGCCCAAACCCAAGCCGGTCAGTCGGCGGCAGCTTCGGGATGCGTCCGTGAAAGCTGTTTGGGACAACTTGCCCTTCGATTGACCAGTTGCTATCATCCGGCAGTTAGGCGAGCATTCCCCTACGCGGCGGAGAGTCACAATGGATGAGTTCCTGTTCAAAGATTACGCTGCTCTGGCCCAGCCTTCCAACGATACAATCATCGTCAGCAAACACGAGCTGGACGGCACAGACCCCGGAACCGTGGACCTTCTGTTCGAGGGCGCGGAGATGGGTGGTGTCAACACGATCACAGTGTCCGCGCAGCTCCCATCCGGCGCGTGGATTGCGCTGGGCTCGGCCGCAGATGGTGCTATCGTGACCAGCACCTCGCAGTTCTACCGCCTGTTCCGCGTTGTCTTCTCGGACGCGGGCGCTGACGGCAAGCTCTACTTGCGGAGCGTTCGGCGCTTCGCGTAGGAGGCCCCTGTGGCGAATACCCGACGCACGCTGGCGGCTGACGCTGTGACAGAGGGCGCTGGCGCAGCCAGCGTTTCCTTCCCAGACGGGCTCAAATCCGACGATATCAACGAAGTCACGGGCGCGCACGGAGTTGAGATAGATTCCGTGCTCCTGAAGGACAACGAAGTCACCGGGCGCCAAATCAACGCGGCCTACAAAATGGTCGGCTTCGGTCTGGTCACGGGGCGGGCCTACAAGATCGTCCACACCGATCTGACCGGCCCTGGTTCGAGCGTCGTGATTGAGCTGTCCATCGACGACGGCGCAGACGTGGTGATTCTGGGTGCGCTCACGCGAGTCTCGACCGTGTTCGCGGCCCCTGGGATCTCCGCGATGACGTGGAAGCTCGGCTGGAACGACGGCACGGCAGATCCGGCCGGCATCGCCGAAGACGACGACGGGATTCTTCTCGTGGGGGACTCGAACGGGCTCACTGACGGCGACTATCAGAAGCTCGCGGCCCACAAGGGCGTGGCGCTCGACGGGACCGGCGACCAGATCGTGCCGGGCGAGCACAACAACTTGGAGTTGACTGCAACCATCGTTGGGGACACCCTCGACGACCTCGTCGCCGGCTTGCTGTACGTCTACGTCTGGTATTTGACGCTGGGCAAGGATAGCAGCGAAGTTCCGGCCTGATCAGGAAGGTGCGATATGAGAAAAGTGCGCGCGGCTCTTTTCATGCTCGTGTTTCTCGCCGGCTGTACTAAGGTGCAGCTCACCGCTGAGCGTTCCGTGAAGTTCGCCGTCGAGGAAGACCCCTGTGCGGTCCAAATCTACGTCGATGACGAGCTGGCGTTCGACCTCGACTCCGAGCCCGGCGTGACCTGCCCGGTGCCGCGTAGGGGGGACTGATGGAGGGGCTGAACGACCTGCTTCGCCTGCTCGTCGGCGCGGGCGTGCTCACCATCAAGAACGGACCCTCCGAGGAGCTGGCCGAGGCCCTGCTCAACCTGGGCGTAGACGCCGGGCTCGCGGAGATCCCCAACCCGCTGACGGTCGGTGGCGTCGAAATCCCGGTTGCTGAGCTGGCGAATGTGCTTCGTCCGCTCATCGGCAAGGGTATCGAGGAGCTGATCAAGGCGCTCGCGCCGGACAAGCTGGAAGTGCTCGCGAAGTCCGGTGTCGAGGTTACGTGGTCCATCAAGCCATAGGACCGCATCATGCCAAATCCTGAACCTCCCTACATTCTCCCTGGTCTTCACCCGCTGTGCGTGCCCATCGACACGGTGATTCCAGACCCCGACAACGCAAACCGACACCCTGAGAGTCAGATTCAGCAGCTCATGGCGTCCCTTTTCGAGTTCGGCCAGCACCGGCCGCTCGTGGGGCAGCGCAAGGGCGACGACATTCTCTGTCGTATCGGCAACGGGACGCTGGAGGCCGCTCAGCGACTCGGCTGGGACGTAATCGCCGTCCTACAGGTGAGCGAAGACGACACGCGAGCAATGGCTCGCGGGATTCGGGACAACACGGCGTCCTGGGGCTCGCATTTCGACGAAGGGACGCTCAGGAGCCTCCTGGCCGGCATCGACGAGGTTGAGCCGGATCTGACGGGCGTGCTCGGCTGGAATGCTGACGAGCTGGCGCAGCTCTTAGGGACCGACGAGACCGTGATCGACCCGACGCTGACCAACCCGGCCGCCCGAGTTGAGACAACCGAGCAGATCGGGGAGCCGGGATCTCAGAAAACTGTGCTCGAAGTGCTGAAGTCGTCCGACTCGAATGAGTGGTACACCCCGGCCAAAATCACCGACGCGGCGCGGAAGGTCATGGGCGGCATCGACCTCGATCCGGCGTCGTCGGAGCAGGCCAACAGCATCGTGCGCGCAGGGCGGTTCTTTTCCGAGGATGACGACGGCTTCGACCAAGATTGGACCGGAAACGTGTGGCTGAACCCGCCCTACGGCAAGGACGAAGATCACAAAAGCAATGCCGCTCGGTGGGCTCACAGACTCATCGAGCAGTACGAAGACGGGGCCGCTCAGCAGGCGTGCCTGCTCGTGAACGGCTCGTTTGGCTACAAGTGGTTCCGGCCGCTGTGGCAATTCCCGATCTGCTTCTTCTACGACCGAATCGCCTTCGACTGCCCAGTTGACTCTGAAAACCAAAATCGGCCGACGCATTCAAACGTGGTAGTCTACATGGGCGACAACGTAGAGGGCTTTGTCGAAGCCTTCCAAGAGTTCGGCCGGGTTGTCGTGCCCGCTGGCCGACTGGCGGAAGCCGTTTCGGTGTGATATTCCCTTCTGTGTTGATACGAACGGAGTTTCGGCATGGTAGGCCCCTACATCGGCCCCAAGGGCGGCAAATGGGCAGATCCCGCCCATACGATTCCCTGGAAACCCTCAAAAGCCCGCGTCAAAGCCAAGATTAGGCCCCAGGGCGGCCCACGAACGCTGAGCCGGCCCGAGCTGAAGCAGCTTCTCAAAACGGGGACGTTCTCAATCGTCTCTGCCGGCCGGAACCCCGAAGATTCCGCTGAAAAGAAGCTCCCCGAGGACGCCCCGAAGTTCAAGGCCCGTCACGAGAAGCTGCGGGCCGATCTGGAGGCCGCCGGCCACAAGTACACCGAAGTTGACGGGCACTACGACGGGCACGAGCGCAGCTTCGTCGTGTTCCACAACACGCCTGCGGTGTGGGGCGGTACCCCGAACTTCATGGTTCACCACGACAGTCCGTCCGAGTTTGCAGCCATGCGGGCGCTAGGCAAGAAGTACAATCAAGACAGCATCATTCACGCGCACAAGGGCGTGAATGAGATGCACTACACGACCGGGCACAGCGGCCACGAGGGGATGCACGAGAAGGGTAGCGGCCACGAGTTCAAGCGCAACCCCGACAACTATTACACCGACGTCCGGCACCCCCAAGGCAACGTGTCAAAATTTGCTCTCAACTTCCTTTTCGGCAAATTCCATGCTGGCAAGGACGCTGTGCTAAAGGCAGGAATCATGAAGAAAGCCCGCATTCTCCGCCGGATTCCGGCTCGTGGCACCGTCGAAAAAGCCAAAACAGGGGGGGCGAATTTCGGAAAAGGTCTGCCGGAGTTTGACACTCAGAAGAGTGTCCACCTCTACTGGACGCACGACTCGGATGGCCGGGCCATCGTGGACGACGCGCTCAAGCAGATGGCGGGCCTCGATGACGGCGTGAAAAAGAGCTTCTTCTACCGTGACGGCCACCTTTTCTTCAAGGCGGCCAAGGGCGAGCGTGTGGCTGGTGCGAAGTACCTGATGCGGATTCCGAAGCCGGGCGGCGGCTACAAGTACATCTACCACCTCCCGACTGCCATGAAGCACCTCAACGACGACAAGCACCTCGTCGCCGGGGCGGTGCTCGATGAGAAGGGTGAGCACGGTGTCGGCCACGTTGAGATTCACGGCCGCACCGAAGACGGCAAGCTCGATGTCACGCACCACAAAACGGGCGAGCGGTCGGAAATCTCGGCCGAAGACCTCCTGGCCGACGTGAAGACCAAGCTGCGCGGCAAGATCGAGGCGCACCGTAAGCGGTTGCTCTCAACTATCAAAGAGGCGAAGCAGTACGGCTCGGCGAAACAGATCGACCGCCTCATGGACCAGTACGAGCGTTTCGGCACGTTCGCCAGCGGCATGTATACCGACTGGAAGCCCTACCCGCCGACCGAGACGTGGACCCCGCCGCCTGACGTGGCGAAGCTCATGCACGAAGACGTGCTGCCCGACATCGACCTGAGCTACATGCCGAAAAACGACGTTCTCGTTTTCGAGAACCCGACCGAAGACATGCCCGACAACGCGGGCCTGTACCGCCATCAAGCGGAGAACACCGCGCGGATCTTGCAGTCCTGGGACGAGCGGGACGGCTTCTGCCTCATGGATGAGGCTGGCCTGGGCAAGACGATGACCGCCCTGGCGGCCATCAAGGCGCGCGGAACCAAGCGAAACCTGATCGTTCTCCCCGTTTCCGGCAAGGCCAACCTCGCGAGCCAGTGGCAGGAAGACGGCAACGTCATGGGCCTGGAGGTTACGGCGGGCGCCGGCACGGGCGACGGGAACTTCGTCGTGTCCTACGACGACCTCTACAACGTGCGCGGCAAGCTGCCGGACCATCTCGAAGACCCCGGCCTGTCCACCGCGCAGCTTCAGGCGCTCGCTGACATTTCTGGAGATCGGGCTGTCGGCGACCGGGCTGCTGCCCTGAAAAAGATGTTCCCGGCGATTTCGTCGGGCGAGGCGTGGGCCATCGCCAAGGACTTCGAGACCTACGCGGAGCTGAAGCCCGAGTTCAAGGGCTTCGACACCATCGTTTTCGACGAATCGCACTCGATGTCGAATCCCAAGTCCTACATGAGTCAGGCAGGCGTTCAGCTCCAGCTCCAGTCGGCCGACGCGAAGGCGCTCTACATGAGCGCCACCCCGTTCACGAATCTGACCGACATGCAGTACATGCGGAAGATGGGCTGGTTTGGGACGGGCGCGGAGTTCACAGCTTGGGCTGAGAAGGCCGGAGCTACGATCAACCGAAAACAGAGCGGCGGCGGCGACCTTCCGTTCGGAATCTCAGATCCCACCACCTCGATCCCGGCGACAATCGTGTCGGCGCAGATGCACGTCGAGGGCTCCGGGCTCAAGCAAGAGCCGCGCATGGACGGCAAGTACAAGCTCGGAACGCATTTCAGCAAAACGAGCGTGCGCGAGCCGCACCACCGGCAGATGTTCAACGACGCCAAGCGCGTGGCTGAGCTTCTGACGGCCAGCGAAACGCAGTTCGGAATCCCGCCCTTCCAGGCTGGCGGTGCCATGACGCTGTGGCACAAACAGGCGTGGGAGATGGTCAAGATGGGCGATGCTGTCGAGTACGCCAAAAAGGAACTGCGTTTCGCCGGCCGACAGGTGCTTCTGTTCACCGAGTACACCTCGCACGACCACGGCTCGCTGCGCGGCATGGTGGACAACATGAAGCGCCAGATCGCGTCGGAGGCGAAGGCCAAGGGGCCGGATCACCCGCATATCCGTGACGCGGAGAAGCGCGTGGCCGAGGCGGAGCGCCTGATCGGCGGGATGCACGCTGAAAACGTCCCCGAGGCTATGGCGAAGGCTCTGAGCGACCATCTCGGCGGAGACCATCATATCGCCCAGATTCACGGGCAGGCCACTGACAGCGAAGGCAAGCTGGTCGGACGAGGCAAGAACGACAACTCGAAGGCGGAAAAAGACGCCTACCAGAGCGG